CCGTCTTCGATTATGATGCTGCACTCATCACCGGTACTTACCCTGGTAGCGATCGCCTGCAGCCCTTCGCCCTCCAGCCAGGAACCAAACTCCTGCAGTGTCTGCAGATCCATCTGCTCCAGCTTGTCCAGAAGAACAAAGCCACACTCCGGATTTAATTTCCGGACAATGGCTGTAGATACCATCAGCCGCTCAGAGCCGGACATGTTGTCCCATTTCTGCCCTTTATACACCAGCTCACCTTCCTTTACAGACAGATCTGGAAGAGGCAGCTCTGCAGAAGAAAGCAGGTTTGCTTTCTTTTCCCGGACAGAAGTAATTTTCTCTGAAAGTTGATCATACTGACGACGGTATTCTTTTGCATCATCCTCCGCCTTCTCCTTGTCCAGATTTGCGCGTACCATTCGATTGATTTCCTCAATATTGGAAATGCTGTCTTCCAGCTCCTTGGTAGACTGATCGACCAGATCAGCGGCCGACTTTTCAGCAGTTTCCAGATCTTTTACCAGCTGCAGATGATGCTGCTTTGCCGCCTCCAGCTGTTCCGACAACCGTTTCACTTCGTCGTAGGCGCGTTTGGTCTCTTCCCGGATCTTTCCGGCCTGTTCTCTTTTCCGTTGATTCTCGCCGTTCTGAGCGAGGATGTCCTGCTGCTGCCGAATCAGTGCAGATGGGGAAACCAGATCCTTTGGAGCATCCGGATAATACGGCTGTTCTTTGGCGAACTTTTCTTTCTGATCCGCAGTCCGGCCGATGTACAGCCGATCCTGATACAGCTCTTTTTCTTCTTTCTCTAACTCCGCCAGCTGGTTACCAACGCCGATGATCTGCAGCAACGTCTGTGCTTTTTCCTTCCCGGAGCTCTCCATGAACTTCGGAAGATTCAATGCCAGAGACTCGACAAAAGTGTTTAACAACGACTGTCCGGCCTTCTGACCGCTTGGATCCGTTACCTTCAACGCACTGTTCTTGCCTTTACGTTCAACGATCAGACCGTTGTTCAATACTATTTTTAAGTTTGGCGGGATGATGGATCCATCACGCGTTGCATCTGATGGTCTGAAATTTTCGCCACCCAATGCCCACGCAATGGAATCCAGCACCGACGTCTTACCCTGGTTGTTTCTGCCACCAATGACGGTCAGGCCGTTTGCCGTCGGTTCCAGTTTCACTGCTTTGATTCGCTTGACATTTTCAATTTCAAGCTTATTGATTTTCACTGACATCTTTCTTATCCTCCTTGTCTTTGTTAAAGTAATTCCAAACCGTCCCCGCACTGCAGCCCATTTCGTCTGCAATCTTTTCATAGGACCATCCTGCGTTTCGAAGCGCCGTCATCTTTCCAGTGTCCAGCTTCCTTTTCCTGCCCTGTCCAGCAGGGCTTTTCGGGGGGGGCGTTGGTTTTACCTCTTCTTTCGTTTCCGGCTCTTTCTGTGGCTGTTTCATGACCGCAAACACAGCCCCGGCTTCTGCGGCCGCCCGCACATCCTGCATGGTCATACTGCTGATGGCAACCGGATGCATGACGTAGATATCATCATGCATGCCGTGCATTGTCAGATCCACGGCCTCCGTATATTCAACAATCTGCATCATTCTCACCCTTCTTTCAACGACCCTGAGCGGATCCACGCCGCAAACACCTCGTCCCGGCGCTCTTCTTCCCGCTCTTCCTGCTCCTCGCGGCACTCTTCGACGTAATCGCCGATCTTCTTTGCCACGAGCGCCAGAAGGAACATTCCAGCTCCCAGGGCGGCGCGTCCCCACAGGTCGGAATCCACGCCGCCGATGTAAATCCATGTACCAACCGCGCCGAGCGCCAGCGCTACTTTATCCGATGCTTTCATTTGCTGTTACTCCTTCCACGTTGATGCCCTCGATCTCCGAGAAACGTTTTGCGTTAATGAAATATACCCAGTGGTCCGATGTTTTGATTCCATAGCCCCATGGGAATACCCCCTGCTGGAGCCCTTTGCGCACGGTCTGATGATTAATTCCCATCATCCGCGCGGCATCCATGACACTCAGACGCGGGATAATGCAATCTTTCGCTTTCTGTGTCGAAAGCGCCGGCATTCGGTCATCCGCCTTGGAAAAGTAGTCCTCTTTCAATCCCAGTGCAACGGCGATATCACGCTGCTGCTCCTCAGGCGGAATCTGCTTTCCGGCAAGGTACTGGCTGATTGATGCTTTGCTTTTTCCGGTCATTCCTGCCATCTGCACCTGCGTAAGATTCAATTCTTTTGCAGCTTTTTTCAATTTTTCTGAAAAATTCATTGCCTTATTACTCACTTTCTGCTACGATGTAGCTGGTTTGTTTGTGTGTCCCATGGGAACTGGTCCTTCCTGTGGGACTTTTTCTTTTTATACCGCTTCTTCTTTTTTAAGGTACTTATTCAGAAAATACTGCTGGCCTTTCCCAGTTACCTTTGTAGTTTTGGTCATCCGCACGCTGCCGTCCGGATTGGAAATCACGGTTTCTTTGATCTGAAATAGACCGTCCGCTACATATCGCTGCGTCGGCATGTTCCGACTGGATCCAGTCTTCATGAGGTACCCTTCGTTGCGGAGCTGTTCGAACAATCTTTTCTGTCCGGTATCTACGCCATTCTGACGCAGGAGCTTCGCGAGGTCGCCGATCAGGATGGAGCTGGTGCTTGCGCTCACCGCGTCCGCAAAGATTTCCTTCGGCTTCATACGCTCGACATCTTCCAGCAGACCGGCGTTGCTCTCTTTCAGCTTCTCGATCTTCTGATCTGCCATTTTCAAGGCACGGGCGAAAATCTGCTCCGGGGTGTTCCAAGCTTTCTCTAAATCAATGAAATACTGACGGTACTGCTTGCCTTTCTCAGACCGCTGGATCATGCAGATCTGTTTTGCCATGTCCACGGAAATCTGATAGTCAATAGCTGGCCTGCCACCTGTTTCCGAGGTTTTACTCATTTTTGAGTAAAAGTCTTTTCCACTTTCGAAACCATATTCTGTCATCCGAGAAAACCAATCATTAAATCTTGTATTGATTTCTAATCCGTTATGCAGATCTCTTGCCGACACGGTCGGTTGCTCCGTGTCGTAATTAATAGGAATCAACATTTTCTCCATGTAATTTACCTTCCTTCTTTATTATTGTGTTGAGTTTTTCTCAACTTTGTGAGTAAAAAAATAAGCATGAATATCCGATTCTGGAATGTCGAGCACAGAAATCGCATGTTCCATTTCTTCCTGTCCCCAGTCAACCACATTGTTGAGCTTATTGCTCACAGACACTTCAGAAATTCCCAATCGTTTTGAAAATTCTGCTTGAGTGCCAAATTTTTCCTTTATCCTTCCTCTTAATTTTCTGTAATCATAAGAGTGTGGCATTCGCTTTCCTCCTTTCTGGTTGAGTTTTTCTCAACTGTATTTAGGATAGCACCGCGGAGATCGTGTGTCAATATGTTTTTTAAGTTTTTCTCAATTTTTATAAAAATATATTGATATTTTCTCAACCTTGCTTTATAATTCGTTTTAAAGAACTCTTTAAGAAACGGAGGGATACATTTTGAAAAAAGCAGAAATAAAAGAGCGTATTAAGCTTGCTCTTGAACTACGCGAATTGACGCAATCAGAATTGGCTGAAAAGGCACATATCGATAAAGGGCAACTCAGTTCCTATTTATCTGGAAAGTACAAACCGCGTCAAAACAATATTGACGCTCTTTCTATCGCCCTTGATGTAAACGAAGCTTGGCTGATGGGTTTTGATGTTCCAATGGAGCGGCAAAGTTCCGTTATTTCTTCCAATAAGCTCTACTGCAACACCGAAAAAGAGAAATCTTTGCTCCAGTCATACCGGAAACTGAATCCGTCGAATCAGGATAAAGGACTTTCCTATATAGAAAATCTTTTAACTACACAACGCATGGAAGATGAAGTATTTCTGAATGCAGCCCATGACTTTGGTGCCACCCCAGAGCAAAAGAAACATGCTGATGATATTATGCAAGATGATAGTGAATGGGAGTGATTTTGTGACTTATGAAGAACTCTTGATCCTATCAGAATCTGAAAATCTGATAGTAAAAGAAAAAAATATACCTGGCTATGGCGGCAGAGTTTATAAAAACAGGATCGCAATCAACCGTTCCTTACGTACACAGGCAGAAAAGTCCTGCGTCCTCGCCGAAGAACTGGGACATCATTACACAAACTACGGTGATATTATGGATCAGGATATTGTTCAGAACAGAAAACAGGAACTCCGTGCCCGTCTCCGCGGCTATGACATGCAGATCGGTCTGATCGGCATCGTTGAATGCTATAAGCATCACTGCCGCTCTGTCTATGAGATGGCAGAATATCTGCAGGTGACCGAAGAATACTTAAAAGAAGCTCTGGAATGCTACAACAGAAAATACGGGGAAAACCTTGTTACAATAGATAACTATGCAATCCGGTTCGTTCCATCTTTACAAGTAATGGAATTTTGGAAATAGATTTTTAAGTGTAATTTTTCGATATTTTATACGTATATAATTGGGATATTATATCCTAAAAATATATTCTACAAAAGAAAAAGGAGGAATCATCATGGCATTAATCAAATGTCCTGAATGCGGCAAAGAATTTTCTGATACAGCTACCACTTGTCCGCATTGTGGCTATTCGCCAAAAACAATTGAATATGGAACGGAACTTGGAAAAGGTATTAAAGAAGGGCTGAAGGGTTTAAATACTGTAGCAAGTCCAAAAAAGAAATCAACTTGTATCAAACTTACCCTCATTCCGTTCGTTGCAATGATCGTAATGATTATTGGCGGTGAATCGAATATTGATTTTCTTATCGGGCTTGGCGGATTTTTTGCTTTATTATCCGGTGCATGTAATTTTTATGTTGGAAAATTTAAAAAGGGACTTTTGTTCTCAATTACTTGTGGTGGATTTTTGATTGGTGCTATTTTAGATCTTTTCAGATTGCTTGTTACCAATAATTTCAAAGATTCAAACAATTTCCCAGTAATTTATTAAAAAGAAAAACCGCCCCGGTGCGCCAACACCAGGACGGCAGTTGAAATTGATCATCCAGAAAATGGACAATCACCCGGATATATAATACCATTTTCTGGACACCAGAACAACCAAAAAGTTTGTTCGGTGTTATTTTTGTACCCTTTTTTGCCTATTTTCAGGCGTAAACTATCAAAAATACAAAGGAGGATGGCTATTATGGCTGAGGGAGTTAGAAAACGAGGAAAAACATGGTCTTACTATTTTGACACTGCAAAGATAAACGGTGAGAGAAAGAAAATTGAGAAAGGCGGTTTTCGGACGCAAAAGGAGGCTTTAGATGCCCGCGCGGCCGCAATTGCGCAGTATAATAATGTCGGTCGAACATTTTCTCCAAAAGAAATCAGCGTTTCCGATTATCTTGACTATTGGTTAGAGACTGCAATCAAAAAGAATATTGATCACGGATACAGCTATAATACATACCGCGACTACGAATCCAAAATACGTTTACATTTAAAGCCAGCGTTCGGCATGTACAAATTAAGCAGCTTTCAATATGCTCCGGACAAAGTTCAGGAATGGGTTGACAACATGAAATTAAAAGGATTGTCAAAGCGTATGATTCAAAATACTTTGACCTGCCTGCAGGGTGCACTGAACTATGCGATTATACCGCTGAAATACATCCAGGCAAATCCATGCATTCCTGTTAGGGTAGGCAAAATGCCAATAGATCCGGATGCCAAAGCTCACGCAGAATATGTATGCCCTGTTGAAGAATTCGAACGAATCCTGCAGCGTTTTCCACCCGAAAACTATTTTCATCTTTCCCTGGTAGTTCCATACAACTGCGGAACCCGAATAAGCGAAACATTTGCAATTGACCTAAACGAAGACGTAGATTTCCAGAAACATGAACTGCATATCAGAGGACAGTGGCAAAAAAGGAATAAGACCTGGTACATAAAGCCACCAAAATATGACTCCTATCGTACAATCAAAATGGGAGAAACTCTGGAGCAGGCATTGAAGTACGGCATACATCAAAGAAAATTAAACAAATTGAAATATGGCGGCGCGTATTTGAACACTTATGTCATGCCGGATAATTCCATAACTCAAATCAGGGCAGATATCCAGGTTGCTTATAAGGAAATCACCCCTCTGTGTGTCAAGGATACTGGCGAACTACTTACGCCGGACTCTTTCAAGTATTGTGCCCGGGTTGTTCATTACGAGCTTGGCAATGTATTGTTTCACTCGCACTGTCTGCGGCATACGCATGGCACTATTCTGGCCGAGGCCGGTGTGAACCCCAAAACAGTTATGGAACGGCTGGGACATAAAGATATCACAACGACATTGCAGACATACACATTCAACACAGAGCTGATGCAGCAAACGGCAGTTGATGTATTCGAGAATGCGATTCACAAAAAAGCATAGTAAAAAAGCGGTTGAACATCTCATTTTAGTTCAGAGTGTTCAGCCGCTTTTCTTGAAAATCGGTCTATTTTATTTTTGCGGGTGGCAAATGGGTGGCAAATCGACTGAACTTCCGCATTTCAAGTCAGCAAACCAGCTTATTTCCTAGAAAGTAGACACACAGTTTCAACGTGCACCGTTCCCGGAAACATATCAACACAGCAGACTTTTTCTACACGGTATCCATATTTTGCAAACTCTACCAGATCCCGCGCAAGAGAAGTCGGCTTGCAGGAGATGTAAAGCATTTTTTCACACCTATATAAATCAACTATCTTCGGCAGAGCCTTCGGATGGATTCCTTCGCGCGGTGGATCAAGAACGATGAAGTCCGGTTTTTCTTCGATTTCATCGATCACCTTCAGCACGTCTCCGGCGAGGAAACTGCAGTTGGTAAGGCCGTTTGCCTCTGCGTTCTCTTTTGCAGCTGTAACAGCTTCTTCCACGATTTCCACGCCGATCACTTCTTTTGCGACTGGTGCAAGGATCTGGGCGATGGTTCCGGTTCCGCTGTAGAGGTCGAAGATCGTGCGGTCTTTCGTCTCGCCGACGAACTCGCGGGCGGTGCTGTAGAGAACTTCCGCGCCAAGGGAATTGGTCTGGAAGAAGGAGAACGGGGTGATTTTGAATTTCAGTCCGAGGAGTTCTTCATAGAAGTAGTCCTGTCCGTAGAGCACTTTTGTCTCATCGCTCTTTACAACATCTGCCAGGGAATCATTTATGATATGGAGGAATCCGACAACCTTTCCTTCCAGCGGCAGACCAAGCACTTCCTGCACGAGCGGCATCAGATCCCACTCTTCCTGGCTTGTGGTGACGAGATTTACCAGGATTTCTCCGGTATTCTCGGCTCTTCGCACCAGCAGGTGGCGCAGGTAACCCTCGTGGCTTATCTTGTGGTAGTAACTTGCGTTCCGCTCTTTAAAGTACGCCAGCACGCAGGTCAGAATCTTTGTGAAATCCTCATGCACGATTTTGCAGTCGCACGCGGTCAGGACATCGTAGGTGCTTCCCTTTTTATGAAGTCCGAGAGACAACGGGCCGTCCTTGTATTCATCGCCGAAGGAAAACTCCATTTTATTCCGGTATGCAAACTCCTTCGGACTTCCCTTGATTCCAAGGAACGGATAATCGGCCTCCCCCGCCTCATTGACCTGGCCGGCCTCCACGAGGGCATCGTCGAGCAGTTTTTTCACCTGACCGGCCTTCATTGCAAGCTGATCCTCATAACTCATCGTCTGGTACATGCATCCGCCGCAGGACGGGAAAATACTGCAGACCGGATCGCGCTTTTCCATCGGGGATTTTTCTGTTACTTCGAGCAGGCGGCCCTCCATGCGGTTCTTTCTTTTTTTGTTGATCTGAAAGCGGATCTTCTGTCCCGGAATTGCATTTTTCACGGTAACTGTCTCTCCCTCCACATGTACACGTCCTTTATTCGGGAAATCAATTCTTTCCACGACTCCCTCGTAAATTTCTCCTTTTTTCATTCTCTTCTCCTTCTATGTCAAACTAATTTCCGGACAGAAAAACTCCGGTACCACGTTCCGGCACCGGAGTTTCTTTTTTCCATCCTACTTATCTTCGTCTTCATCCTCGAAGTAATCGTCGAAATCGTCATCGAAATCATCTTCGAAGTCTTCCAGATAATCCGGAGTTACAAACCGGTATACTGCGTATGCGATTCCTGCAACTGCCGCTACCGCTCCGACAATGGCAAGGACCCATAAAATCACGTTTTTCGGTTTTTCGCTCTCACGTTCTCTCTGTTTTAAAAGCTCTAATACTTCATCAATCTTATTCATACTGTCCACCAACCTTTGCTTTAGA